TTTGGTTTTGGTTTTTGTTTTGGCTTGCTTTGTGGCTGGCTGGCAGGGGGGTACATGGATTGCGTTTTTGACCCCCGCCCCTATATAGGTAAACCGCTTAAAGCAAGACCCAAAAAAAGGAACGTGTAAAGTTAGCTCCACGGCGTAACTTCCCTAATCTCCGTATAACTAAACTTGTTGACACCTAAGTAAGTTGCTGTGTTATATTCCGGCTATGGATACCCTACCACTACACCACACTAAATGGTCAGATAGGCTGGCGTTCGACATTGCCCTCACGCTAGAGGGGAGTGGCGAGACTTTGCAGGAAGTCATGACACGCCACAACATCACGGCTAATGAGATTCTTATCTTCAATGGCGACCCCGTGTTCCTTAAGAAAGTGGAGCATTACCGAGAGGAAGTCCGGGAAAAAGGAATTACATTCCGACTGAAGGCCCGCGCCCAAGCGGAAGAACTCCTGACAACTTCTTGGATGTTGATTCACGACCCAGCCGTATCCCCCGCAGTCAAGGCTGACCTAATCAAGTCAACCGTTAAGTGGGGCGGGCTTGAGCCAAAAACTACTGAGGTCGACAACAATGCGAATGGTGGTGTACGCATCACCATTAATTTGGGTGGGCAAGAACATGAAGCCCAAGTGATTGAAGCACAAACAGTCGAGGTTACGGATGCCCCTGCCATCTCACTTAGAGAGTAGGTTTACTACTTCCTATGACGGGTTTCGTTCGGTGGTGTTAAATAGTTCTGTGGAGTATCATAACTTTACAACTATGTTAAAAGACGCGGGTGTGTCCTTTCGGACAAAGATTACAAAGCACAAAAAACGTGGCCGGGAATTTGTGGTCATGCTAGTACAGGAGATTTAATGGCACTGAATATTAACTACACGCCGCCTCCTACCGGGGCAAAATTCATGGAGTCCAACGCTAAGATGCGAGTACTCATGGGGCCGGTAGGTTCGGGTAAGTCAGTAACTTCTTCGTTTGAGATTGTCCGTAGAGCCAGTACCCAAAAGCCAAATGCCCAAGGCGTGCGGCGCACGCGGGCGGCTATTGTCCGTGAAACCGCAAGGCAGTTGCAAGATACAACCATCAAGACGTTCTTGGATTGGTTCCCGCCCGGACAGTGCGGGGAGTACATGCGCACTACCAAGACTTACTTCTTTAAGGTGGGGGATGTTGAGTGCGAGATTATGTTCCGAGCGCTGGACGACGCCGATGACGTAGCTAACTTGAACTCCTTGGAGTTGACCTTCGCATGGTTTAACGAGTGCCGGGATATTCACCCCGACATTATTGATGCGATGTCTAAACGTATTGGGCGTTTTCCGTCGGCTAAAGACGGTGGCCCGACGTGGCATGGGATGTGGGGGGATACCAACCCACCGACTATGGATACGTGGTGGTATTACCAGATGGAGGGGCTTGACCCCAAAGACGGGGTGTCAGCCAACGACAACGGCTGGGATGTGTTCAAGCAACCCTCGGGTAGAAGCCCACAGGCTGAGAACATTGAGAATCTCCCCGACGGATACTACGATACCCAAGGTCGCTCGGAAGAATACATCCGCGTCTATATTGACGGGGACTACGGGTTGTCCTCCGCCGGTATGCCTGTCTACAAATACTTCAGGCCGGACTACCACATGGCTAAACAACGGCTTCGGTTTATATCCAACGGCGTACGCCCCATCGTTATCGGCATGGACTTAGGGCTTACCCCCGCCGCAGTCATTGGGCAGCAAGACCCACGTGGTCGGGCACTGATACTTGGCGAGTGTGTATCGTTTGACATGGGCATCCAGCGTTTTGTACGCACCATGCTCAAGCCGATGATTTACGAAAAATTTGGCGGTGCACCCATCTTAGTGGTCGTAGACCCTGCGGGTGTGCAGCGGGCGCAGACCGACGAGCGCAGTGCAGTAGACATCATCAAAGCCGAGGGGCTAAAGGTTATTCCTGCTAAGACCAACAATGTGTCGGCACGGCTTAATGCCGTGGACGACTACCTGATGAGGCAAGTAGACGGCGACCCAGCCTTCTTAGTTGACCCGACGTGTACGCAGCTAAAGGCTGCCATGATGGGGGGCTACCGCTATAAACCCAAAGGAGATGGGGATATTGACAAGAACAAACATTCACACGTTGCTGAAGCCCTACAGTACTTAATGCTCCATATCGCCAGCGTTGGCGAGGGGCATGGACTAGCCCAACGTAGAGATATAAAGCCTGTTGCAAGTTTGGGTTGGACTTGATATGATGGGTTCGCAGCAGTTGTCACGGGCGTCTCCTTCACGCCATTCATCCCCGGGGTCACGTCCCGGGGATTTTTTTACTTGCACAAAAACTTTGACAGCCTGTATACTTCTTGCTATGTGCATACTACAATATCTAGTAGTTTGATAATCGGGGGCTAGGTATGGCAAAGATTAAAGTCGGCAAAACTTCGCAAGTCTTCTCGGATAATCCCAAGATGGATAACAGTGGCCTTGCTGGTAAGCCAAAGCCAATGAAAATGTATGAGTATAAAATGCCAGCAATGACCATTGAAGACATCATGGAAGTCCAAGAGTACAAGACCAGTAAACGTCCGGATACTGAGGAAGATTAAAACATGGCAGGCTTAACTTTCCTTCGCGTAGTCTCCAACGCTGAACTCGACAAACAAGACGAGGAAGCGACGGCAAAGGCTTTGCAGGAACGCCAGAACCAACCAATGATGTTGGGTTTGTCTGAACACGTTCGTATGTGTTGGGACGTTGCTAAGATTGCTAAGAAGCCTATTGAAGATGAGATGCTGCGTGCATTGCGTCAGCGCAATGGGCAGTACGAACCTGACAAGCTGAGCCAGATTAAGCAACAAGGTGGTTCAGAAATTTACATGATGATTACCGAAGTAAAGTGTCGTGCAGCAGAAAGCTGGTTGCGGGACATCTTACTCGATAGTGGCACGCCCCCTTGGGACATTGTGCCTACGCCGATTCCTGATTTGTCTCCGCTTGACCGCCGAGAAATCCAAGACATCTTTGCCAGCGAAGTGCTGACAATGTTGCAGGAAAATCAGAAAGCTCCTAGTAAAGAGGAGATGGCACAGATTAAAGAGATGGTCTCCCAAGACTATCGCTTCAAAATTTTGCAAGACGCACAAAACCGTGCTGACAAAATGAAGTTGAAGATTGAAGACCAGTTTGCCCAAGGTGGTTGGTCTGATTCGTTCAACGACTTTATTACTGACCTTGTAACTTTCCCTTGTGCATTTATCAAGGGGCCGATTGTGCGTCGCCAACGTACTCTTGGTTGGAAGACTGTTATGGGTAAGACTATTGTCGAGCCAACTGAACGTCTTGCTCCTGAGTTTGAGCGGGTTGACCCGTTCCGTATTTACCCTGAGCCGGGCATTACTCGGATTGAAGAAGGGTATTTGTTTGAACATCACCCACTTTCTCGTTCAGACCTATCAGACCTTATTGGTGTGCCGGGATATGATGAGGATGCAATTCGTCGCATCCTAGATGAAGGCTCTGGCCCATCTTGGATTAACGAAGATGTGGAGCTTGTTAAGAATGAGGAGGAGCGTAAGTTCTACTCCTACATGCGCCCGACTGATGTGTTTGATGCACTTGAGTTCTGGGGTAAGGTCTCCGGCAAAATGCTACGTGAGTGGGGTTTGACCGAAGAAGAAATTCCTGACGAGGCACAAGAGTACGACGCTAACGTCTGGATGATTGGTAACTACGTTATCAAGGCAGTACTGAACTATGACCCACTGGGTCAGAAGCCTTACTGCAAGACTTCGTTTATTAAATGCCCCGGTGCGTTCTGGGGTAAGGGTATTCCTGAAATCATCGAAGACATCCAAAACGTCTGTAATGCGGCGGCTCGTGCGCTTGTTAACAACATGGGTATTGCTTCTGGCCCACAGGTCGAAGTAAACCTAGAGCGTATCCCTCCGAACGAAGACATCACACAGATGTCACCTTGGAAAATTTGGCAAGTGACAAACGACCCGATGGGGTCAAGTGCACCTGCTGTACGTTTCACACAGCCTGAAGATAACGCTAGTACGTTAGTCGCTGTGTATGATAAGTTTGCTCGGTTGGCAGATGACCACTCTGGTATTCCTGCCTACTTGTATGGCAACACCGATGTGCAAGGCGCAGGCCGCACGTCGTCTGGCCTATCTATGCTGATGGGTGCTGCTGGTAAAGGCATCCGTCAAGTGGTTGGTCACATCGACGGTGATGTGATTAAACCCATTGTCCAACGTCAGTTCGTGTACAACATGCGCTATGACGAGGATGAATCCATTAAGGGTGACGTTCAAGTCGTTGCCCGTGGCGCAGTTAACTTGGCTGTCAAAGAGACTGTCAACGTGCGCCGTATCGAATTCCTCAACGCAACCGCCAATGAAATCGACATGTCGATTATGGGTCGGGATGGCCGCGCCGCGATTCTTCGTGAAGTGGCTAAAGGGTTGCAAATGCCTGTGGACGAACTTATTCCATCTCGGGACAAACTCGCTTATCAAGGTCGCGTAGCTGCGGCTGCGGAGCAAGCGCAAGCACAGGCTGCCCAACAGCAGCCTGCCGCTGCGGCACTCTTGCCCAACGGCGCACCCAAAGGTGGAATGGAAGCGAACACAGTCATGAATCGTAGTGGGGGTCAGCCGTGATACGTCCTGACCCATCAGTTGTAAAGGCGCTTTCTGTCGCTGTGCGGCAGCACCCAGAGATTCTGGACTGGCTGCAAGCATGGCGTACGCATGAGCTAGAGCAACTACCATCTGCGATAAACAACGCGGCATTGATGCAGGGGCGATGCCAAGTTTTGGGCGAGATTTACAAACTCGCCAAAGAGTC